TAGACAATTATCACGAAAGTGCAGACGAAATAGATTACAGCACAAGCGAAATACCAGAAGAACACAAAAGTTTTAACATACTAGAATTAGATAATGGACAATATGCAGCCTATCCGAACAATAGGATGCGTGTATACGACAACAGCTTAACCCCTAAGCAACCAAACAATCCTGATTTCAAAGTAAGCACTCAATTCTATCAAGTTGAAAATGGTTATTCATACCGACTAGGCGACACTGATGAGTATTACTGGAAATCAGAATAATATTGACAAATTAGATTTTAACCACTATAATTAAATTTTTAAAGGAGAAATATGAGCGATAGAGTCTATGGTATTGACGAAAAAGCAAAATTAGAAAGACTAGTTAACGAGGGTTGTACTGTATTACAAGAAATCCAAGATTTACAAGAGGGTTTAAAAGACACTGTAAAAGCAGTTGCTGAGGAATTAAATGTAAAGCCCAGTTTAATAAATAAAGCAATAAAAATTGCTCATAAAGCAGATTGGCATCGCGTTGCAGATGAGTTTGAAGATTTAGAAACATTAGTAGCTACTGTAGGTAAAGATCATTAAAATTACATTTTATGTGGACTATAGAAAATCTTAATTCAATCCATTTCGAATTAAGCAGTAAATGCAATGCAGCTTGTCCTGGCTGTCCGAGATTTATTTTTAATTCACCTAATGTAAATAAGAATCTTGTACAGCAGGATATAAGTTTTGAAAATTTTCAATCTTGGTTGAGCCCATGCATTCTAAAAAAAATTAAGAATTGGATTTTTTGTGGAACACACGGTGATCCAATGACTTGCAGAGATTTACTTGATATTATAGCTTATGTATGTGAGTATAGCCCTGGATCAATTCAAATTAATACAAATGGAGGTATTAGAAATGAAAGATTTTATAAAACCTTAGGAGAAATCTTATATACTGCAAGCAAAAAAGATGGTATAAGCAGAGAAGTTGTTTTTTCTTTAGACGGGCTAAGTGATACTAACCATATATACAGAAGAAATGTAAAGTGGGAAAAAGCCTTTTCTAACTTAAAATCTTTTGCTAAAACCGGTGCAAAAACAGCATGGGATTATTTAAGATTTTATTATAATAATCATCAGATAGATGAAGCTAGAGCATTGGCTAAAAGCTTAAATGTAGAATTTAGGCTTAAAAATCCATTTGGCGTTGAACAGTATTCTATGCCGGTCTATAACAAAGATTTTAAAAAGGAATATAATATATTGCATTATACCGGCTTTCCTATTATATCATATACACCATCTACAACTGATTATGTTGCACCATTGCCAGAGAACACTAAAGAAGATGGTTATATAGATTGTAACTCTTTTAGATCTTTACCACCTCCAATGCATGATCAGAAGATGGTAGAAATTTATATAGATCATACCGGTAGTATATATCCGTGTTGTTTTGTAGGTGGTAGTGCAAACACATTGCCATTTGCACCTGTTATATCAGAGATTAAAGAGATAAAAGAGAAAATAGGCAACAATAACAGTTTACACTATAATAGTTTAGAAAATATACTAAACAATAATAAAGTTTTAGACATATTCAGCAAAAGCTGGAAGGAAAAAACAATAAAAAAATGTTGGTTAGAATGTGGAATAAAACAAAACAAACAAAGATCAGTTGACGATTTGTTTGTAGAAAGAAATAAAGAAAATGCTATGGAATAAAATTAAAGAATTTTGGATAAGGAGCTATACTAGCGATAGGACTGCATTCTATTTTGAAACAGTTGCTAGTATTTGTGTTTTTACAAGTATGACGTGGATATCTTTGACTGCACAACATCCGCCAATGCATCTAATATATCCTGTTAGTTTTTTAGGAGCAATTTTTAGTATTATTGCATTTGTTAGGAGAGGAGTAGGTTGGCCTTTGATCATGACTATTTATTTTGCATGTTTACATGTTTTTGGATTTGGTCGTGCAATGGGCTGGTATTGATAAATAAAAAATTACGCATTAAGCATGTAGAGGGTACGTTAGCCAAAAAGTAACGAGAAAGATAATATTATGAGTTATGTAGACGCTATATTTGATCGAGATCAAGATATAATTAAAGTTGTTGAGAGAAAAGAAGGCAAAAAACACTTCTTAGAATTTCCAGTTAAATATACATTTTATTACAAAGACCCTAAAGGTAAACATCTCAGTATATATGGAGATCCTCTTTCTAAAATTACCTGTAAAAACACAAAAGATTTTCGTAAAGAAATAGCAATTAATAGAGACAAAACTTTATTTGAAAGTGATGTAAACCCTATTTTCCAATGCCTAAGCGAAAATTATCTTAATCAAGACGCTCCAAAATTAAATATTGCATTTTTTGACATTGAAACAGATTTTGATCCTGATAGAGGATTTGCTGATCCTGCAGATCCTTTCATGCCAATCACAGCAATTACTGTAAATTTACAATGGCTAGATGCACTAATAACTCTGGCTCTTCCTCCTAAAACACTTTCATTAGAACAAGCAAAGCATGAAGTTTCAGAATGGGGAGAAGAAGTTTTATTGTTTACTGATGAAGGAGAGATGCTTGAAACATTCCTTGATCTTATAGAAGATGCTGACGTATTAAGTGGTTGGAACTCGGAGGGTTACGATATTCCTTATACAGTCAATCGTGTAAGCAGGATACTAAGCAAGGATGATACAAGACGCTTTTGCTTGTGGAAGCAATTGCCTAAGAAAAGGGAATATGAAAAGTTTGGCAAAAAAGCTGAAACGTTTGATCTTGTTGGCCGTGTGCATTTAGACAGTCTTGAACTATATAGAAAGTACACATATGAAGAACGACATAGCTATAGACTAGATGCAATTGGCGAATTGGAAGTAGGTGAGCGTAAAACTGTTTATGAAGGTACACTTGACCAGTTATACAACAACGATTTTAAAACATTTATTGAATACAACAGACAAGACGTTGCACTGCTAGATAAATTAGATCGTAAACTAAAATTTATTGATCTAAGTAACGAACTTGCCCATGCAAATACTGTTTTACTACAAACTACTATGGGTGCAGTAGCAGTCACTGAACAAGCTATTATTAACGAAGCACATGAACGAGGAATGCGTGTTCCTAATAGGCCTAAAAGAGATGATGAAAATACTGCTGCTGCTGGTGCTTATGTTGCTTTTCCAAAAAAAGGTGTGCATAAGTGGATAGGAAGTATGGATTTAAACAGTCTGTATCCAAGTGTTATTCGTGCTTTGAATATGGCTCCTGAAACAATTGTAGGACAATTACGTCCTGAAATGACAGACGCTACTATACAAGAAGCAATTACATTAGAAAAGAAATCATTTGCAGGCGCTTGGGAAGGACGTTTTGGCACTGAAGAATATCAGGCCGTCATAGAGCAACGTAAAGATGTAGTATTAACTCTAGACTTTGAAGATGGTCGTTCAGAAACATTAAGCGGTGCTGAAGTTTATAAACTAATTTTTGATAACGGAATGCCTTGGATGCTAAGTGCTAATGGTACAATATTTACAACTGAATTTGAAGGTGTTATTCCGGGTATTTTAAAACGGTGGTATGCTGAACGTAAAGAATTGCAAGCAATGAAAAAGAAAGCAATAGAAGCAGATAATCAACTTGAAATTGCATTTTGGGATAAACGACAACTTGTTAAAAAAATTAATCTAAATTCATTATATGGTGCAATTCTAAATCCTGGCTGTAGATTCTTTGATAAGAGAATAGGACAATCAACTACATTAACTGGCAGGCAAATTGTAAAACATATGAGTGCAGAAGTTAATAAAGTTATAACAGGTGAATACAACCACGTTGGCAAAGCAGTAATATATGGTGATACAGATTCTGTTTATTTTAGTGCATATCCTGTATTGAAAACAGAAATAGATAATGGAAGTATTCCTTGGTCGAAAGAAGCTGTAATTACACTTTATGATCAAGTAGCAGAAGAAGCTAATACTACTTTTAAAGATTTTATGGCACAAGCATTTCATTGCCCTGCTAGTAGATCTGCAGTAATTGCAGCAGGTAGAGAGATTGTAGCAGAATCGGGACTATATATAACTAAAAAAAGATACGCAGCATTAGTATATGATTTAGAAGGTGAACGTAAAGATATTGCTGGTAAACCAGGGAAAGTAAAAGCAATGGGGCTTGATCTTCGCAGATCTGACACTCCTGTTTACATGCAAGAATTTTTGATGGAAATACTAATGATGGTTTTAAAAGAAGCACCAGAGGAAGAGATTATAAGTAGAATTACTGAATTCCGTGCAGATTTTAAAAACAGACCAGGTTGGGAAAAAGGGTCTCCTAAACGTGCTAATAAAATTGGGCATTATCAGCGATTAGAAGAATCAAAAGGTAAAGCTAATCTACCAGGTCATGTAAGAGCTAGTTTAAATTGGAATTCTCTTAAAAAAATTAATAATGACAAGTATAGCATAGATATTGTAGACGGAATGAAGGTTATTGTTTGTAAATTAAAACCTAATCCAATAGGCTTTACAAGTGTAGCATATCCTGTAGACGAACTTAGATTACCAGATTGGTTTAAAGAACTTCCTTTTGACAGTGATGCAATGGAAGAAGCAATTATTGACAAAAAATTAGATAACCTTATTGGTGTACTAAACTATAATTTAGATGAAACAAAGCAGGAAAATAATTTTAATAATTTATTTGAATGGGATTAAAAAATCATGACTGAAGAAGAAACTCCGGAAAAATTAAAAGAGATAGCTTCTAA